ATCGCAGAAAAAGAGAGCCCGACTCAGGCCAACGGACTCCCTAGCTCTTGGGCTGCGGCGTAATCACCAAGTCCCACCGTCGATCGTGATGTTGTCGATCGTGTTACCAGTGCCTGTGATGGCCGTGTTTTTGAGCTGTCGGGCACTGGTAAGCACCTGAGTTCCTCCGATCGACAGACCACCAGTCGTCACGTTGATGTTCTGGTTGAAGGTCCAGGAGCTGGTGGAGTTCACCCATGTGATGGTGTAGTCCGCTGCGCCCTTGAGCGTGATGCCGCCGCCATCCGCTGTGGAATCGGTCGGCGTTGCGACGGATCCCAATTCGATGTTCTTGTCATCGACCGTGACTGTTGTCGAGTTGACGGTGGTGGTGGTTCCGTTGACCACCAGATCTCCAGTGACAGTCAGATCATTGCCGATGGTCACATCATCAGGCAGCCCAACGGTCAGTGTCCTATTGGCCGAGTCGGAGCCTACTTCGACTTCATTTGCTGTTCCCTGGATGGTGACTGTCTGTCCCAGGTTGTTGGCAAAGGATGTTGAACCGTTGGTGAATGTAACAGCCGAATTCGTTAGCGAGGTGTTGGGAACACTGGCGAGTGCAATAACACCAGTGCTGCTGTCGAATGTGACGCCTGTAGAGGAAGTTGCACTCAGTGCTGCCCTTGCCCGAGCATCGGTAAAGAAAAGATTAGTGCTTCCTTCCGTCAGCTCATCACTGTTCGTTGCCAGTCCTTGCACGGTCGCACCCGTGAAGTTGACCGTCCCTGTGAAGGTCTTATCACCTGAAATTGTTTGCGCTGTGGTCAGAGTGGAGTAAGCCCCTGGACCCGCAATCGAAATAATCGAAGTGGCATTACCGCTGCCATCATCGCCGTACCCATAAAACAGGGTATTTGTCGCTGTAACTTCCGAGTAAGCCAGCTCGCCTGACTTGAGTGCTGCGGGGCTTCCTGCCGAGCCTGAACTGGCTCTACGACGAATTTTGAGAGTAACGGCCATTAAAAAGCACCTCCAGAAATTGTTAGATCGTTTTCGAGAATGTTTGTCGGCTGGAATTCAGTGCCATCCCATGCGACGACTTTTCCAATGTCTGTCGCATCCAACTGGGAAATTGCCGTCACATTAAAGAATGTCGCCCCTGAGAACGGCGGCCCTTGTGGTCCGGTGTCCACAATCTGCACCACCCCGGACTGACCCTGCTGCACACTTAACGAAGGTGTTCCCGCACTTAGAGTTACTGAGGCAGGGGACAGCGTTTCGGCCACCACAGTAGTGGTCGTACCTGCTGATACGGTTACCTTGGTTTGCGGTTGACTGACACTTACAGTGTTTACATTTTTTGCAAGTGTGACTTCATTTACAGCCATTACACCCCCGTAATACCAGGGTCAAGGAATACTCGGCCCTGGAGGATGTAGTATTTATCACCGCCTGGTTCAGTGATCAAGACGTCATATAACCCGCCCTTGGTCAGGGCTGCGGTTTGGTTGGCAGTCAGTTTAATTTGAAACTTACCCACCGAGGCATCCGTTAATGACGTTGTGAAAGTAGCCAAAATATCAGCAGTATTTGTTAAGTCTGCCAGTTTTGCAGCTACTCCATAACCCGCCATATCCACACCCGTTCCGGTCGAATCTTTGTACTGCATATCCAGTTCAAAGGTTGCGCCCTGATAAATAGTGAAATTATGTGTGCCGGGTTCTACCACAGTATTTTCCGAGACTACTACTCAATTCTAAGGTAATCACATAATTTATAATTAGATTAGAGCGCTTTAATCATTGTGGAGCCAGTTCTACCGCTGAGCCTAGTGCTCGGGATTTCGGGAGGGGCCGTTTCGGCCATTTTGACTCTTGGAAGAAAGTTTGATTCGATCGATTCCAAGCAACAGGCACATTTAGTTACAGTTGATCAACGCATAGACAGGCTTGAACTACGGCTTGCAAAGGATTACGTTGACAAGACTGATTTGCAACAAGTTCTTGAGCGTCTTGATGCTCGAATCGACAAAATGGATTACAAGCTCGATCAGATTTTGATTGGTTACAATAAGTTCGCTCCTCCAAATTCATAATCGTGGGCATTGTTGAATCCCCTATCTTTTGGGTTTGCTTAGCTGCACTCTCTGAGATTCTTAGCCTTATTCCTAACGAAAAGGTCAAGTCCAACGGTATTTTTCAGTTGGTAGTCTCTGCTTTGAACACTGTGCTGAGGAATCGCCAGTCAAAGTGAATTGGCCGCCTGATGCGCGGTGGCTTTGGGCTTTTGATTCTGAATCACCTTTCGCAAAAATGCGGCGGGTGATTTTGTCTGAAAAATTTATCAAAACTTTACCTGCTCAGCTCGACAAGGCGGAACGGGGCTGGCACGATGCTCAGCCTCAAGAATCGGACTCGCTTGAGTACATCGAGCATGAACCTAACGGTTCTTTAGTACAGCGTTTACTTGGCGGCGCAATGCAACTCCGCCACAAATTTTTTAAGAAAAATGACACGGTTTGACCCCGGCAAGCTTAACGATTTTTTTAAGTATTACGACCCCAAAAATCAGAAACACGTCGATGCGATCAACCTTCTGCAAGAGGAAGTTGAGGCGCTGGATCCTGACACAATGTCAGATTATGCGTCGTGGGTTCGGCTTTTCAGGTCAAAAAATTCCGCAGACGTGGGGCTGAAATTTACCCCGTTTTTATTTGAGAGGCTTACTGGTTACCCAGCAAAACGTTTTTCAACAGAGTTTTGCCACGACTGTGCCAATCTGTTTGACGCTACAGGCTTCTCAAAGCATCTTGAAGCCAGCCGTATGTTGATGGCTAATTTACTGCATGAAAGCGGTAATATGCGATATTTTCGTGAAATAGCATCAGGAGATGCTTACGAATTTCGTAGTGATCTTCAGAACACTGAGCCTGGCGATGGCAGAAAATTCAAGGGAACTGGTCCTCTAATGGTCACAGGCCGCGGTCATTTTACGGCTTTTTATCATTGGTTAAAGGATGTTGAGGGTATTGATGACCCGTTGATTCTGAAGATTGGTTGTGATTATGTTGCAGAGAAATATCCATTCTCAATCGCAATTAACTGGATCGAACGTAATAACTTGCTGAAAGTTTGTCTTGAAGACGGCTTTGATGCTTGCTGTTACAAAATCAATGGTGGCTGGAATGGTTATCAGGATCGTATAGATAAATATGACATCTGCCGCAAATACATGGTCTGACTGATGCTTCACAAATCCAACTTTATTCCCAGCTCCCCAAAAAGGACTCGGATCGGTGATGGTCGTCAACCTAGAAATACACAAGGTAGGACTAAGCGATCACCTGCACAAAAGCAGTATAGAGGTCAGGGAAAACGGTGAGCGAGTTCCCCTGGGATATTGCGTTTATGCTTTTTGTCCTTATGTGTTTTGTGACTTATGTGATTGTCACAATTCTTCTTATGGATGACTAGCCGTCTTCAAAGAAGCGTTTCCAGCCTGTTGCCCAAGCATAAATGTTTGGGTTGGAGTCTAACGGAGCCATTTCAGAGAAACCCCGTTTCCAACCCTCTTCGCGCATTATTTCTTCAATGCGTTCTTTTATGGCGTTCAAATCTTCTAGGCTTCCGGTGTAGCGAAACCTTAGATATTTGACTTTTGAGTCACCCATGTCGAGTAGAGGTATCGCCGTAGATTTCCTTGTGAAGCTCAATAGCCGTTTCTAAACTTCTCTTCGCTTTTACAAGATCATCGAGCTGTTTATCAGGATTCCCCTTGAATTTGTGGGGGTATCTCTGAATATATTTTACTGAGTTGATTGTAACGAACTTCAGTAATCCTTCAGCGCCATACATTGTTTTGGCGACATCGTAGGGCGATACTCCCTGGTTGTAATGATCAGGATCGCTTACTGACGACTTGCGCAACTCGATTTCCACGCCGTCAGTTGCGAGGCTGTCGTAAAAGCTATTTGTTTCGCCTAAGGAGTTTGGGGTAATCACGACGCGGTCGTAATCACCCCTTCCACTTGTTGTATTGAACATTTGAAGCCACTTTTGACTTCCCTATGTAACCGTGTTTTTGCGGCCCGTGTGCGGGCTCCAGGGAGCTTAGGAAGCGGCCTTAGAGGGCTGCTGCACATAGATCACTCCGCGGTAGCAGAGCTGCTTCTGAGCACGCCGCAGGGCCTCTTCTTTTTGGGCCTTTTGACGGATGATTGCGAGCACGTTCATGGTTTTACTCCATGGCTTCCGACCCCCGTTGCATGGCCGGATTTTCTGCGGTCCAGAGGACTCAACGTTCGCCCTAAATGTAGCGGTTGTTACTAATGTTTGCCCCTATACAAAACTGGGGGTGGACAAATTAAGGTACTGCGCTATCTTCTGCTCGCTGTCGCCAGTACAGTTCTCAGTACAGAAATTTCCAGTCGTCCCTGAGATTCCTTGCCTCACAAGGCGTCTCATTTCCCCCTCCGCTTCATGGCATGCAGGGGGTCAGGAGTTCGAGTCTCCTTGGCTCCATTGACTGAAACGACTGGGACGCAAGGGTTCTCGGGGTTTTTCCGTGCCGACTTCCTGCAAGTCTCGCCGGTCTCTTTCCATTCTTGAGGAGAGAACAACCTGTTTACTACACCTTGCAATCACTGAGATCTGTTGCTGCGCGGCGGTTTTCAACCTAGTTTGGTCAAAACCATGCCCAGTACAGTTTTGAGTAGATTCAAATGTGAGGAGCAGCGGGATCTTCTGAACGATCACCTGAAAAAGTTAGGCTCCAAATACCGCGTCAGGACTACGAAGGACAGCCCATCCATCATGGTTCGCTGCCTTTCAGGTTTTGAGGATGGAAGCCATGTGCGTTCAACGGGTCTGAAGGTCGATTCCAGTGAGGCATGGGAGCGGGCCTTGCAACTGATCGACGAAATGTCCCGATCTGAAGAACCGCTGAGCCTGCTGATCAACGTGAAGGCTCCTGTGGCCCAGTTCACCCCGTGGACGAGCCTCACAGCCCAGCTAGCCCACTTCCTTGACCAGAAGGGTCTGAAGTGGCGCGGGCAGGCTTATGACCGCCATATACGGCAGCTCAATCAGTTCAAAGGCAAGGTCCACCCGCTCAAGCTGCAGCGGTGGGTCGAGGAGTCAGACAACACAACCCGCGATCGGCAGGACCGATTAGCCACGTTGAGCTATCTGCTGAAAGCCACGGATCTGGAGGTCGATGGCAAGTGGTTGCTGCAGACAAAGGAGCTTTCAAGGTTCGATCCAGATCGATCAATCAAGCCTCAGGACGTGCCCAATGACGCGCACGTTGAAATGTTCGTTGACAGCGTGAAAAACCGGGAATGGCAGTGCGCTTTTGCTCTGCAGGCTGTTTATGGGCTGCGGCCTCACGAGGTTTTTTGCGTGACGGATCTTCCCGATGAGGACGGCTTCATTGAAGTGGAGTCAATGAAGGTGAAAGGGACCAAGTCCGGCTGGAGGTCAGTAATGCCCCGCCGTCAGGACTGGATTGATCGCTGGAACCTTCGTGAAGCCGTCGTGCCGAGTCACGACCCCAAAATGAGCGCCAAGGATCTAGGCCACCGTGTTTCAACAGAGTTCCGGCGTTGCCGCGAGCGGGGCTGGGTGAGCTGGTCAAAGGAGGGCCGTTCCTACGACTTACGTCATGCGTACGCCGCCGCTTGCCACACCCAAAGCCACTTAATGCACTTGGATGTTTCTGAAATTGCACGAAACATGGGTCACACCGAAAAAGTGCATGTGACGCACTACACGCGCTGGATTGAGAAAAATAGACTCAAGGCCGCGGCCAAACGGCGAGCCGGGTATTGAACGATTTAGGGGACTGACGCCTCAGGCTTCAGTCTCCAAACACTCCGGCCACGTCTTCGTCTTGAAAAACTTGTGGAGTTCCTTGCGGTCTCTGTGGTGTTCAGGCTGCGCGAAAAAGGGCGAGGCGTATAGACGCTCAACTGCCCCGTGATATTGCGAGCAGCTCATGGTCCACGCCAATAGAACTTCAATCACTGGAGTGCTCCGGACTTGGATGGTTCAAGGGATCCGGCCGCCCCCCACCGATGGTCACCGCACGTTTGTAGAAGTAGGAATCGGTTGCGCCCACCTTTTCCAGGTGAACGCGGATCCGCTCCCAGTTAGCGCGTTCGTGATCATCCATTTAAGTACCTCAAACAGTTATCTTTTCTCTCAAAGATAACTATTTTTTGGCACTTATTTCTAAGTAATGGGTGCAAACAACGAATCTGCTGAAAACGGCTTGGCTTCCACTTCTGATGTTGACTTAAGGCAGAAATCAGAATCACAGGGTGCAGGCCCTGCCTCAGTCAAGGTTGTGCCGTCGTGTTTTGCCAACGCGGCGTGAAAATCGTCTGTTACTTGACGGCGTTTAACCTCAGCCTTCATTTCAAGGTATTCATCGAGAGTGATCGGCTCAAAAGGCAGTCGTGGGAAGGTTTCATGGCTGTCAAAACGTGCCAGAAGAGCCGCTGAGATATAGCCTTTATCTTGATCGATGCTTTCGTAAATAAGGCGAGACAGAGTCTCGATCTCTTGCTCACGAAACTCAATCGTCGCAGATGTGTTGTGTGTGGTGTAAAACTTCTGCACTTGCATGTAGAAGTCGAACTGCGCCTCAGCAGAGAATTTGCTGATGTCAATGGAATCCGCACCTGACACGTTGGCCCAACTGACCTCAGTGGGGATTTCGACCAACCACTCGGTGCAGCGCGGGTCAAACGGGTTGTCGAGCAGGCGGCCCTGTTCGTCCTTATCGGACTGTGCGGGGATGACGTTGTATCCAATCTCCATGCAGGCCAGGGCGACTGGATCGTTCTTGCGGAAGGTGACACGGCGGATGAACCGTGCGGCCTTTGGGGGGTGCCAACCAGAAGACGCACCAGTGAGCAGGCTTTTTGTTCCAGCCGGTTGAACCGTGGTGTAGCGGTTTGGCACCCGCAGCCCATGTCGGTTGCAGTATTCAGTGATTGTCTCCTTAACGACCTGCCGCCATCGACGCAGATAATCCGCTTCCAGCTTGCGGAACTGTCGGCCCAGGGCGGTGTCGCCTCGACCGGACTCCCACCACTTGAGCCATTCCGACCCGAACGCATGAACAAGAAAGTCGAACAGGCCGGTGAAGCTGACCCCCACAATCGGATCCCATTCGCGGCTTTGCTGGTAGCGCGGTTCCTTGAACTTGTGATGGAGCAGGGCACCGGCCGCCAGCGCCGCAGCGCGGAAAGCTTCATCCAACCCCTCGTAGTCAGAGGGATCGATCTGGTTCAAATGGACTTCAGACAGATTGCAGTGAAAGTCAGCGCCGAGGATTTCGCCGCAGGGGTTCAGGCCGTAGCGATCAACCCGGTGTTGCAGCTCCTCTTCAGTGGTGACGACGCCGTTCTGATCGGCTACCTCTGCTAGGTAACGCTTCGCATCCTGTTTCCCGAACTGGATGTAAGCGCACAGAAAGTTCCGACGCTTGGTTTCGTCGGTGAGCAGGTCGGCGTTTGACCGTGCGATGGCTTCCGGCGCGTATTGGATTGCCCCTTCACCGCTATGGAACTGAGTACGAACCGCCTCAAGGATCATCGGGTAGGTCGGTTTGCTGTGAAAAACGCGAGTGTGGTTAGCCATTCGCAGTGCATCACGCTTCGGATCAATCCGCCAGTTGCCCTGTTCGTCCTGCTGCCAAAGGTTCGCTTTTGCCCGTTCGGCATCTTCGTCGTAGCTGCAGAATTGCCGCATGCCAGCGCTACGGCGGATGTTCCCAGCAACAACGACTGCTGCTGCTTCGTCGATAAGCAGGCAACACTCAACACTTGAGAGCTGGCGGCCATAAGCACCGTTCAAAATGTCCGCCATTTTGGGGAACAGATCGGGCAGCTTGACCGGGTTGCTGGTTCCGCCAAAACCCTTAAGACGTTCGCCCGCTCTACGAACGCGGCTCAGATCGACATAGACGCAGACGGATCGTGTGTGGTCAAACTCATTGCTAGCACTGAGGTCTAGGAAAGCCTCGTAGGCTTCAACCCAGCCAACACGAGAATCACCGCAGTCAATGGTGACCGTGTTGCCGCGTGTTTCGACGTAAGTGTGTTCACGTCGATTCTCGGGAGACGTTGCGCCAATATCGGTGACTTCTTTGAGCTTGATCCTGTTCCTGATCTGCGGCAGGCGGCTGATGTAAGAACCTTCTAGGACCGCGCCAGTGCCGCTGCCCATCATGGCTAGGTCCATCATGAGCGCTAGGGAACGGAAGTCCGTCACCCTTGTGCTGGTGCAGTTGTAGGCCCCTGAGAAGTTCTTTTGCTGCTGAATCCACTCCGTACCGCCTGTCCACAGCCAGCGGCCTGATGGAAGCACCTTGCATTGCTCCTGCATTTTGCGGACCAGCTCGGTCTCTTCCTCGGTAAAGCGGCCCAGCTTGGCAATGTCTGTAATGGTCCGCTCTGTGACTTGCTCGAAGGTCTCGCGACCGTCGTCTGTCATGCGGCTGTAAGTCCGATAGAAGATTGGGTTTGCAGCGGGCGCTGAAGGGGGAAAGGGGTTCTTAGACATCAAAAGAGGCACGACCGTTGTCGTTTCAAGGTATCCATTCCAGGTCAGCCGACAACCGTATTAGGTTGATTTCAGGAAAGGGTTTTGTTTTGCAGTTGGTCCTGTATGTGATGTATCTGCAGTAGAAGCACGGTCCTGGCCCCCGCACTTAAATGTGGCTGTTTTGCTAGCTTAAGATAGTTTTGCAATTCACGATTTAATTCATCTCGTGAATTTGGTTCTTTTTTACTCATAAATGACTATAAAAACTTGGACGCTGACAGTAAATGACGAAGGGGTCGTCATTTTCCCTGAGGAATTATTGGAGCACACTGGTTGGAACGATGACACGCTCTTGGAGTGGCATGTAAATGAAAATGGATCCGTCTCGCTAAGCGAAGTCAAACAAAGCGACTTAGATACAGCTCTGCCTGAACACGAGTCTTGAAGTAGTGACGCTGGCCTTCAATAATTACGAAGTAAGCGGCATCCTCACCCACAGGGAAGCCAACCTCGTAAATTTTGAAGCCGTTAAAGCTTGAGTAAGTCCTGGCCATGTTTAGCTGCGCTTACGCGGCTATCTCCAAAGTAGCGGCCCCGGTAGGGTTGCTGTGCAGGTTCCGCATACTCAAAGAAGGTTAATTG